TGTGTATATGGGAGTTTATGCGATTTATGCAACATACGCAAGCATAAAAAAGGGCCCTATACGGGCCCGGTTTAAAGGTGATTTTTAACGCCGCCGGCGTTGTTTTCGTCGTCGGTTTTTTTGGACGGTGTTTTTTCCGTAGATCAACTCGATAAAGAATTCGATTAAAAACATTTTTCGAACTCCTCCTCGAGCTTGACGGCTTGCTGATTGTCATCGAATTCGAACCTCGGCCCAATCTCGCCGCTGCCCAGGAGTGCCGTATTCGTCACGTCTCGATGGAAAATGACAGTTCGCAAATCGATCTTGCATCTTTCCGCAAAACGCCGCAGGCTTTCGTCTTTCCAATGACCATGCAAAGTAGAGCACCTAAACTCATCGCCCTTATAACCCACAATAACCGTTTGTTTAAGTAAACTCATTCGGACACCTCCATCAAATCCCACACATCCTGGCTGTCGTCGTACGCCTCGGCGTCCCTCACTTTAATCAGTTGGTGATTGTCGTCAAACTGGAACCTCGCGCCCTCCTCGCCGCGACCATGTCCAGACATGTCCAGAACATCGTGTCGATATTCTACAGTATTCAAATCTAGCTTTGCCCGCCTTACGAAACCAAGCACACTGTCACCTGACCAATGACCGTTAAGAATCGAGATTTTTAGCTCGTCTTCTTTATAGCCACTTACGATAGTTTGTTTGAGGTAAGTCATACAACCTCCCCAAGCCATTCATCAAACGATTTGAGCGGCTCGCCTGTCGTAACGTCCAGGCCATTGCCCCCGTCTGCGCAGAACAAATAGATTTGATACTCTGCCTCTAGGCTCGAGCGTAATTTAGTGGGGGAGTCAAAGGCTGCCTCCTCCATTTCATATCTCCGACTTTTCATCTCATATCTCCACTTTTGGTTAAGATATGCGAGTTTAGCAAGCCTTTAATCCAAAAGCAAGTCGAGAACACTCTCCCAGGTAAACGGAGCTTCGCACGAAAAAACAGGATCCACTTTAGTCAAACCCTCCATTTTTAAATCGACAGCGTCCGAGCCAGCGAACAAGTGAAGCTTTGGTTTTTCCATCTTTGAAGTTTCTTGTCTTACTAATATCCAAACACTGCCGTGCGCATGTTTGGTTAGCCAACTGACCTGGTGAGGTCGCAAATCAACGGCGTTGCTACCGGTGGCTTTTAATTCCACAAAAATGAAATCTCCTTTTTCATTTTGCAAAACCACATCAGGAACCCCAGGCATTGCCCAGGTTTCCAGTCTAGTCCAATTGATCCTCTTGTTTTTCGCGTGATTGCTCAGTGCTGTCCGGAATTGCTTCCAAAATCCTGCCTCTCGCTTTAGCGCGGTTCGAGGCATTGTGCGATCCTTCGGCATGGACTTCGTCAATGGTAATCGGGGCATAACTTTCCTTAATTTCTTTTAAAGCTCTCATCACGTCTTCTTTGCTCATCGAATCGATAGAACCGTGACGCACTTCGGATTTATTGACGTAGATGTTTCCCTCGGCCTGACCGCGCCGGTATTCGGCCATCACGGCAGCACTCCAGGCACCTGCTTCAATCGCGCCATTGCGAATCATCTGTAGATCTTTCAAATGCCTCTTGTAATCTACCCCGTATTTTTCATCCAATTCAGCGCGATACTCTCTAATCCTGGCACAAATATTCGGATACAGGTTAGGGTTCGTCATTTCGTAGGCTCGAGTATGAGCAGACCGGGCGCTAAAGCCTGCATTGATCGCAGCCTCCCGCATCGTTATTTGACCATCCTTGCTGACTAATTCTTTTACGAACAGATCTTGCCTTCTTGTGAGGGGAGATTTTGCCGTAAGTCGTGGTCTACCCCGTTTTTTGGGGACCGAAGTTAAGTGTTTTTTCATAAAACCCGTTATTTTCAGACAGTTCGCTTTAAAATACCCAATCTCTTATATATATGTCCAGAATTATTTTTTTATAAAAAAATTCTCAGACCCCCTTAACGCACTTTTGACAAATAAGGTTACACAAACTCTGGTTACGTTACTTTTTTATTTCTTAGTTTATGTTTCTTGTAAACCCTTATATATAAAGGGATTTTGTCCAAAAGTTACATGGTTACACCGGTTACGGCTATTTTTACAAAAATTATTTTTTTTATTTTCGTAGCTATATAACAGAGAGTAACCTTTTCGTTCCACGTGAAACGACAAAAATGAGGTCTCGCAACCTCGCGGAGCCAGCTTTAGTTTTTTATTTACGAGGGTTGGTCTTAAAGCGCTCTAAAAAACGTTCACCCTCACGTGTCCCGTGAACCCCGCCTCGCGCAGCCACCGGGCGGGGACGGTGAACCAAGGTTGTTGGGATAACCTTGCTGCTTTTCTTTGCGCTCACGTTGCCACTGAGCAATGACTTTATCTAACTCTGAAAGATCTAATTTTGGTTCAGGCGTCCGTGTCATTTTTTTCCATTTGCCACCGCACATGATTGGCTGTAGTAGATTCGGGCAACACTTTCTTATAATCGACAGCAAAACTAATCCAAATTTTACCAAAAGCATCGTTGGTCTGCTCCTGCTGCCATTTGGTCGGGCAAGTTTCCATCCATTTCCAAAAATCTGACCGTGTAAACATTTTTCTTTCCTCCTGCATTATTATTGTGTGGCAATTAAACACATTGAGCATTGATGTGCCCGGCCTACTTAACGGGGACGGCTCTGCCAGCATGTGTTTTTGAGACGTTGCCACTCGCCTAGTCTATTTGAGCCGTCTACACATTTTTTTCGCACACTTTTATCGCTAAACACTCGGCCCGAAACGTTTTGCCGTCATGCCTGGTCGCGATAATGGTGTTGATTTCCAGGGCCGCTACTTTGCACTCCGCCATATTTGGAAAAGCGTTCCATAAAAAGACGTGCGTAATCCCAAAAATATACAAATTGTAGATCATTCGCTAAAACTTTGGCGGGCTCCGCCGTCATAGTAGTGCGCGTGACCTTCCTGGACCAATTGTTCGTTGATATTGACATCTCCATCAAACAACGTGCCCAACCACCGCCCGAATTTGCCTTTGCCGTTCAGACAAACGGTAATTTGGCCCTGGGCCAGTTCCGTGAGCCGTGCTTTTGCCGCCAAGCCTTTTGCTTTTTCGGCCTGATCCCTGGTGCGCGACTCCCAGGCATTGATGCCTTCCATACGTACCCTAATTTCGGCCAGAAGGTCCAGATCCGTGGGCAGCACTTTGATGCGCACATCAATCGTATCGCCGTCCACAATTTTCACCACGTCGGTAACGGGGAAGCATTCCGCCTGCGTGAGAGCAGGCAATAGTAAACCCAACAATAAAAATTTTTTCATGCCTCTCCCCTCACTAGGTGTAAACGAAAGTTTCGACGGTAACTGCGCAAGCGCTGCCGCCACAATGCTTCACGTTGAGCGTTGTCGAGATTCAAAGTGCAAACAAAAGGTGGTTTTATTCTTAACATTTTATTTCCTCCATAAAAAAACCCCAAGCGAAGGTCGTCCGCTTAGGGTTTACACACACTAGAGACCGACTTGCCAACAAGCCGTCGCCTGTTGATCCTAGTGGTCAGTCCACGAAGTACGCAAACATTAGCAAGCGTATGCGGCATTGTCAAGCCGTCGCCTCGTTTTTTAAATTCTCGCGACGCATCGCTTTCCATTCTTTAAACATAAGGCGCAATTGCCCGCTCATGGTACGCCCTTCAGATTTACTCAATAGTTTGAGTTCTTCGTACTCGTCCCTGGGCACGAGCACCGATTTCCACTTGGAAGTGTCCATAAAATTTCTCCTATGTACACGATTATATGCGATGTTATGGGAAAAAGAAAGAAAAACCCCCGCCGTAGCGGGGGTAACAATGATGTCGGGTGTGGGGATTGGTTATCTTGCAGGATAACTACTGCTGAGGAAGGATACCCGACGGACGAAGTATAACCTGTTTAGGCTTGTACGTTCAATCGAGAACTTGGTAGATTTCTTTGTTCGATCTTTCCGCCTTCTGTATATAAGACAGGCTGGATTGTACTAACCATTTGTTTGAGTGTTTTTCCCGCTCCCCCTTCCTGTAGACGCGCGGCTTTTTGGA